CCCCCCCCCCCCCCCGGCGAGAAACTGTGGATGTGAGCCAACCATTTATGGCCCTGACCCACTGAAACAGTTTTCCCGCCTCTAATGCAAAAAGCCTTGCGCATGGCAAGGCTTTGAGAGGTTTCTATGTTCAGCGGGTCACTGCGAAAGTTTGTTGATCTCAAGCTCTCCCTCGGGGAAAGTTGCTATCGTTCGCAGATCGCTGCCTCCAAGAACCTGGATACACTCTCTCAGAGTGTTCATATATTTGTCAGAGATATTCAACGCCGCTGTGACGGCGTCTGGATGCAGGTCTTCGCTGGTTTCAAGGCTCATAAGCGCAAGCCTGTGTGCCTGCTTGAGCTTTTTCTCCCTGAGATGTTGGTGGCGTTTTATGGCCAGCTCACGCTCTCTAAGTTTTTCTTCCAGATAAATAATCTTTTTTCCTATATCGTCCATTTGCCTTACTCCTCCATTGTTTGCTGGAGAAGAGTATGAGCTTTTCCTGCATAACTCAGAGATTAATGGACGAACGGCGATATAAGTTCATTAAAGAATCACTTCAAGAGCTTATCTATTATTACTTTTCCGTCCGGGAAGGTCGCAGTGATTTCCACCTGGCTGCCTCCAAGGACTTGAACGCAGTCATTCAGAGTGCTGACGTACCTGTCAGTAAGCTTCAATGCCTCCTTGACCGCATCAGGATGAACTTTCTGAGTGCGAAGGCACATTATCGCCATCGCATGTGCTTCCTCAATTCGTCTATCAAGAATTTGTTGCTTACGCCTTGCCGACGTAAGGCGCTCTTTAAACCGTGCTTTCAGAGATACAAACTTTCCTTTTCCATCGCTCATGGCTCGCAGTCCTCCATTGCAGGCGGGAAAAGTGTATGAACTTTTCTAGCAAACCTTCATGGCCAACAGACGAACGGTTCCTTGAGGATGGTAGCGAATTATTGCAAAAGTTTACTTTTCGGCACATTCCCATCAGAAAAGGTTGCAGTGATCTTCACGTCATTGACTCCCAAAACCTGAACGCACTCTGCAAGTACAGTGACGCAGGTTTCAGCGATTACCCGCACCTCTTCGATGCTGTCTGTCTCGCCATGACTGCTATCAAGCAGTCTCAGCGTCATGGCTTCCGCCTGCTCAAGCTTGTTTTCAATGTCCTGAATCTTAAATTTTTCAGCCATTTGGCGCTCTTTAAGTCTCGCGCTCAGCGATTCAAGCCTTTCTTCGTCATCGTTCATGACTCGCAGTCCTCTATCGCGTGTAGGGGGAGTGTATGAGCTTTTCCGGTAGGTCCGGCATTTTTGTTGAACAATCAGTTCTCAACGACGGCTTTTGGCCTGATCTTTCTATAGCGGAGTTTCAAAAAGGTTACCGCCTGCCAGCGGAATACCTAGTGGACTTGCTGGTGGCTGACCTGACCACGGCCATGGTCGAGGTCAACGCCGACCTGGCCAAGTTAAAAGCGCGCTGGCAGGGCGCTGGCGTGTCCAGCGTGGCGTCCGCAAACACCACCGTTCTGCCAGAGCGCACCTTTCAAGCGGCGACCTATAAGCGCGCCGTCTACAGCCGCGCCAAAGCCAGCCTGCTGACCCAGTTCGCCACGGTCAATCGCCGCGAAAGTGCCGAAAACGTAGGCAAGGAATTGCCAGAGCGGTCCGAAACCTTCCTCGCTTTCAGCCAGGCTGCTGTGCGGTCGCTGCAGGGCCGTGGTCGCATCACGGCGGCCCTGCTGTGATCAAGCTCAAGGCGTTGACCGCCTACCTGCTCGAGCGCCAATTGGTTGCACCTGAGCAGCTCGACAGCTGGACCGACCAGGTGCAGGTCGAGCTGGTCTGGAAACCTGACACCCAAGGCATGCACATGGGTGACATGAATTACGGCGCGACCATCTCGATCGAACGGTTCGCGGATCACCCGGCGCGCCTGTTTGCCCTGGTAGGCAGCTGGCTGGAAACCCACGACCAGGACCGCGACGGTCTGCCAAACGTGGTGTTCGACGTGGTCATGCTCGACAACGACCTGGCCGACGTCGACATCAAGCTGCAGTTCACCGAGGCGCAGTACCTGGCAGAGGATCCTGCTGGCGAGATCGAGGCCTTTGGCAGTACCTGGTCGTTCGTGCCGTTTGAACTGTGGGTTGCGGAAACCGGCGAGGTGACTAGCCATGGCGCGTAGCACGTTCGATCTGGACATTCGCGGCATGCTCGCCGCGCAGGATCTGCTGGCCCTGTTGGGTCTGCCGACGCCCAAGCGTAAACGCCTGCTGAACAACGTGACAAAGCGTGTGCGTAGCCTGAGCCGCCAGCGGATCCGCAATCAGCAGAACCTGGATGGCACCCCGTTTGAAGCCCGCAAGGACACGTCCAAGGGCAAAAAGAAGATGGAAGCGGGGCTGGGCAGGCTGCTCGAAGTCACCCGACTGTCCGGCACCGAAGCCGAGCTGGGCTGGCGTAACACGCTGACCCGCTGGGTTGCTTCGCAGCAGCACAACGGTGTTTCCGAACGGCGCACGGCCGCGCAGATGCGCCAGTGGAACAAGGTTCCGCCGGGCACCGCCGCTACCGAAAAGCAGGCCAAGACCCTGCGTCGTCTGGGCTTCAAGACCCGGCAGGAAGGCAAAAAGACCCTGACCCGCCCATCCGTGGCGTGGATCCAGCAACACCTGAACTACGCCCGGGCGGGATTGCTGATCCGCGTCCTGGACGACGAACGAGCCGAATCCACCGGTGCGCAAAGCTGGGACATCAAGCTGCCTGCGCGTCAGTTCCTCGGTGCCAGCGACAGCGAAACCAGCCAACTGGTGAACCTGGTGCTGCAACAAATCCTTAATTCACCCCGCTAACGAGGCACCGCTTTATGGCACTCGGCAAAGTCAGCGTTAACAATCTCAACCTCGGCCAGGGTGCCGTGAGCGAGATCGAACGCTATTTCCTGTTCATCGGTCCCGCCGCCAAGAACGTCGGCAAGCTGGTCCCGTTGGACACCCAAAGTGATCTGGACGTCCAGCTGGGCGTTGCAGACAGCGACCTGAAAACCCAGATCCTGGCAGCGCGCAGCAACGGCGGTGATCGCTGGGCCTGCATCGCCGCTCCGATCGCGGGCGAAACCACCTGGCAACAGGCGCTTGAGAGCGCCATCCGCAGTTATTCCTTCGAAGCTGTGGTGATCGTCAATCCGGTGACCTCTCAGGCCGAGCTTTCAGCGATGCACGTTGCAGCCAATGACCTGAGCAACAAGCTGGGCCGCCGCGTCTTCGTGCTCGCCGCGACTGCCGGCATTGCTCCGCAGTTGAGTTGGAGCGCTTACGTTGTCGAGCAGAAAGCCATCGTCGGCGGCTTGGTTGCGCCTCGGGTTCTGCCGGTACCCCAACTGCACGGCAATAACCTAGGCGTGCTTGCCGGTCGACTGGCCAATGCCGCAGTGAGCATTGCCGACACTCCGATGCGCGTTGCCACCGGCGCGGTCCTGGGCCTGGGCGCTGAACCCAAAGACATGGACGGCATCCCGCTGAGCACCGCGGTGCTTTCGCAGCTCGACGCAGCGCGTCTGTCTGTGCCGCAGACGTACCCGGACTATCCGGGCACCTACTGGGGCGACGGCAACATGCTGGACACCCCCGGCAGTGACTTCCAGGTGATCGAGAACCTGCGTGTCGTGGACAAGGCAGCACGCCGCGTGCGCGCTCTGCTGATCCGCTACGTAGGCGATCGCACCCTGAACAGTTCGGCCAACAGCATAGCGACCACCACGTCCAAGCTGATGGCCCCGCTGCGCGCGATGGCCAAGTCCACCAAATTCGCCGGCCAGGTATTCCCGGGCGAGATTGAGCAGCCCAAGGACGGCGACATCGTGCTGACCTGGACGAGCAAAACCTCTGTCGTGGCCTACCTCAAGCTGCGCCCCCTCAACTGCCCGAAAGACCTGACTGCGAACATCGCGCTGGACCTTTCCGTTACGGATTCGGAGTAACCCATGGCCGCAAAAATTGGCGGTAAGAACTTCGACGTGAACCTGGGCGATCTGCTCGTTCACGTCGAGGCCGGTACCATCGACATCACGGACAACAGCACAAGGGCGTGCCCAATGGCCACGTCGATGGCGATGTCGCTGCAGCTGGCGAACTGGAGCTGGACACCACCAACTTCAATCTGCTGATCGAGCAGGCTAAGACTGCGGGCAGTTTCCGCGAGCTGGAGCCGTTCGACATCGTGTTCTTCGCCAAGGCCGGCGAAGAGGAGCTGCGCATTGAGGCGTTCGGCTGCAAGGTCCGTGTGTCCAGCCTGCTGAGCATCGATCCGAAAGGCGGGGCGAAAAACACCCACAAGGTTCCGTTCGACGTCACCAGTCCGGACTTCATCAAGATCAACGGCGTGCCGTACCTGGCTGCTGCTGAAATCGAGGGCCTGACGTAATGGTCTGCCCGTTCGATCGTGCGCAGGCTCTGGAGCAGCGTCAACGTGACCAGGCCATTGCGGCTCAGTTGGCCAAGCCGCGAGCGAGCGGACCGAGCCTCACCCATTGCCAGGACTGCGACAAAGATATCCCGCCAGCACGCCAGGCGCTGGGTGGCATGACTCGTTGCGTGCCTTGCCAAACCCTGACTGAAAAGGGGCTTCGTCGATGAGCACCAATCAAGCTGCTCAGGACACCGCTATTGCATTGGTAAAAGCGTCGCCCGCGATCGGCGTCGCCGCCACCGGTGCGACCGGTGCCGTTGACTGGTCCGCAGTGGCCTACATGCTGACCGCGTTTTACATGGTGCTGCAGATCCTGCTGCTGATCCCCAAGTACCGCCAGATGCTGCGGGACTGGAGGGTCAAGTCATGAGCCTGCGGGTCAAGATCACCGCAGGCGTCCTGCTGCTCTGCAGCGGCACGTTGACCGCCTTCCTGGGGACTTGGGAAGGCAACGGCCAGAACGTGGTGTATGCCGACAAGCTGGCCAGTGGTTTGCCCACGGTCTGCAAGGGCATCACCAAGCACACCAGCCCGGATCCCGTGGTGGTCGGTGAATACTGGTCGGATGCGCGCTGCGCCGAGGTGGAAGGCCTGGCCATCGCCAAGGGCCAGTTGAGCCTGGCCGACTGCGTGACCAATCAGGCGATCGGGCAGAACACGTTCGACGCCTTGAGCAGCCATGGCCACAACTTTGGCGTGCCGACGACGTGCGCGAGCCGTGCGGTGGGCCTGATCAATGCGGGTCGCATTGCCGAGGGCTGCAAAGCGCTAGCCTGGGCTTCTGACGGCACGACACCAGTGTGGGCCTATGTAACCGGTGCCGATGGCCGCAAGACCTTTGTTCGTGGCCTGCACAACCGCCGGCTGGCCGAAATGAGGCTGTGCCTGCAATGACCATCAGCCCGCTGCGCCTTGCCCTGTTTTTGCTGGTGGTCGGTCTGCTGACCTGGTGCGCTTTCGAGTACCAGGGCAACCAGCTCGTCGCTGCCCGCGCTGATCTGGCCGACGCCACTGCAGATCTGCACACCGAGCGAGAGGCGGCGCGTCTGGCCCGCGATCAGCTGGCAGCGCGGGACCAGCTCGATACCCACCACACCGAGGAACTGAATCGTGCCCGCGCTCAAATCAACACTCTGCAGCTTGCTGTTGCTGATGGCAGTTACCGGCTGCGCATCAAAGCTTTCTGCCCCGCAATGCCCGGTACCGCCGGCACCACCGGCCTGGCTGATGCAGGCAGCGCCGAACTCGCAGCAGACTCTCGATCGGATTATTTCACCCTCAGAGACGAGCTTGCCCTCAGCCGGCAAATGATCCTCGGCCTGCAGGACTACATCCGCCAGGTCGTGCAACGCACGCCGGCACAACCCTGACCCTTTACAACTCAACCTTACGGAAACACAGACATGAGCGAAGTAAACCGCAGCATCACCCTGGAACGTGGCGACAAGGAATTCACGTTCAACCTGACCCCGCAGGTGATCACCAAGTACTTCAACGCCACCACCCAGGCCAACAAGGTCGCGCCGGCCCACAACCTGCTGATGGGCACCGTCAAGGACGAAGACAAGGCCTCACTGAAAGCGCTGCTGGAAAACCCGATCACCACCATGACCCTGGCCGGCGCGTTGCTTGAAGAGTATTCGCCGGACGTTGAAGTGATCGTAAAAAAGCCCTCGAACATGCCGAAGGGCTGACCCAGGACGGGCTGGGCCAGTTGCTGGCCCTGACCCAACGCTGGCTGCCTGGCGCTGAACCCACGATTGAAAGCATGGGCACCGCCAAGTGGCTTGAAGACGAACACTGGAGACGCATGGAAATTGCCGTCGCCAACGGCATTTCCACTGCCTTTAACGGATAACCCTGATGGCTGACCGTTCCGCCCGCCTGGCTTTCATCCTGAAGCTGACCGACAAGGTCAGTGCCCCGTTGGGCAAGGTGAAAACCAGCTTCAGCGACCTTGCCGCCAAGAGCCAGCAGAACATCATTCAGATGGGCGCAGGCCTGGCCGGCATGGTGGGGGCGGGCAAGGCCATCACCGAATCATTGGAACCGGCGTTGGAAGTGAACCGGGCGCTGGGCGACATACGCGCCTTGGGCACCACTGAAGACGCGCTGGCTTCGCTGAACCGGACGGCCCTCGAATTCTCGATTACCTACGCCACTAGCGCTGCCGAGTTCGTGGCGTCGTCACGCGTCATCGATGGCGCGATCAAGGGCCTGGTCGGCGGCCAGTTGGCCACCATCACCAGTGCCAGCAATCTGTTGGCCAAGGTCACCAAATCCGACGCCGAAACGACCGGCGCGTACCTGGGCACCATGTACAACCTGTTCAAGTCCCAGGCAGACAAGATGGGCCGGGTGGAATGGGCGCAGCAGCTGACCGGCCAGACCGCGCTGGCGGTGAAGCTATTCCGCACCGACGGTGCCCAGTTGAAAGACGCCTTCAAGGAAGTAGGGGCGATCGCCACCCAGGCCGGTGTCAGCTTTGCCGAACAAATGGCGGTGGTCGGTACGCTGTCCAGCACCATGGAAGGCGGCGATGCCGGCGGGCGCTACAAGGCGTTTTTCGAAAACCTCAGCGCGGCTGCCGAGAAAACTGGCCTGAGCTTCACGGACGCCGCCGGCAATGCACTGCCCATGCTGCAGATCATGGACAAGTTGCAGGGCAAGTACGGCGACCTGACCAGCGCTGCTGCCGGCACCAAGCTGATGGAAGTATTCGGCGGTGAAGGTGCCCAGGTGATCGGCGCACTGGCCAAGGACACCGATCGATTGCGCAACGGCATTGCTGAGCTGGGCAAGATCCGGGGCCTGGAGAACGCCGAGAAGATGGCCAAGGCCATGGTCGACCCCTGGCAGCAGTTCGGCAAAGCCGTTGAAGCGCTGCGCATCGCCTTCGGCCAGTCCCTGATTCCGACGCTGACACCGCTGATGGAACGTCTGGTGGGCATTGCCAAGACCTTGACTCGCTGGACGCAACTGTTCCCGAACATCACCCGGCTTATCGGTATCACCACGCTGGTGGTCTTTGGCTTCATCGCCGCGATGTCGCTGCTGACCCTGGTGGTTGGTGTCAGCAAAATGGTCTGGCTGGGTATGCTCACCGTGTGGAAGCTGCTCACCTGGCAGGGCTTCAAATCGATCGCCATGTTCCTGTTCCACACGGTCATGGTTGCGGCTTTTGTGGTCGGTCTGATCGGTCTGTACACCTGGATGGCGATCGTGCGTGTCGGCATGTTGCTGTGGCAGGGCGCGATCTGGCTGGTTAACGCCGCCATGCTGGCCAATCCGGTGCTGCTGATCGTGGCCGGCATTGTCCTGCTGGCCGCTGCCGTGGTCGCAGCGGTCGTTTACTGGGACGAGCTGTGCGCCGCACTGATGAACACCACCGCGTTCCAGTGGATCAGCGATCAGATGGCCAAATTGTCCAGCTGGTTCGACTCGATGGGCGGTTGGTCAGGCATCGCCAAAACGGCCTGGGACAGCATCCTGTCTACGGTCAAGGGCGCAATCAATGGCCTGATCGAGATGGCCAATAAGATCCCCGGCATCAACATAGAAACCACGTTTGGTGATCTGCCCGAGCCGCCTAAGGTGCCCGACCTGCCCGGTCAGGTGGGTGCACCGGTGCCGGGTCCTCAGTTGCCGGCAGTGGTGACCACACCCCCAGTGGGCACCGTGCCGGGGCCGAAAGGCGCATCGGCTGCCCCTGTACCGGTGAGCCAACCCCCCAAGCCGCTGGCCCTGGTGCCGGCTGCCGTCACCCGGTCTGCGCCGGCGCAGGTTCCCGCGCCTGCAGTCCAGGTTCAACCGGCACCGCCTATCAGCCTGCCGCAGGCGTCGGCTGACCTGGCGTTTTCAATGCCGCCCAAAGCGGCACTGCCGGCGCGCGTCGAGAAGGTCATCGAGATGCCCGCCAAATCGGACAAGGGCATTGAAGCCCGCAAGGCGATTAACGCCAACACGTCGATCAGCCCCACCAAACCCCAGGCCGTCCCGAAAGGAGGACTGATGCAAAGCTTCCAGAACCAGAGCAACGCCATGAACCCCAACCAGCGCGCCGGCACCCACGTCGAGACGCTGAACATCAACACCGCCAAACCGATGACCCCGCTGGAGCTGGAAAACATGATGGCCATGGCGGTGGGCGGCTGATGAGCGAATACGTCGACCTGCTGATCATGAACAACGACCTGGTACTCGACCCGGCTCGCCAGCCCCTGCTGGTGGATGATCGCGCCTCGATCGCTCAGGACATCGCGCATCTGATCCGCGAAAGTGGCCTGCTGATCACCCTGGTGGCCGAGCGCGACCGGTTGCGTCAGCGTGACTGCATTCAGCAGATGGAGCTGCTCGTCGAGGATGACGAACGCCTAGTACCAGGTACTGCGCAGATCGAGCAGACCCAGCCGGGTGTGTACCTGGTCACCGCCACGACCGTGAAGTTCGGCCAGGTGGAGATCACCCTATGACCGTCGACTTCAAAAAGGCGCTGGGTGATTCCGGCATTCCGACTACCGAGGCGCAGCTCAAACAAGCCTGGGAAAAACTGGCCGTCGAGCAGGGCAGCACGCTGACCAACACCAGCGCGTACAGTCCGTTCTGGCGGATCATCACGGCGCTGGTCACCAGGCCGGTGCTGTGGCTGCTGGAGTTCGTCAGCGGCACGGTGCTGCCGAATTTCTTCGTTAAGACTGCCGGCGCGCATTGGCTGGACATGCTGGCCTGGGCGGTGAACATCGAGCGCAAGGCCGCGACGGTGGCCGTTGGTGAACTGCTCTTTACCCGCGCCAATACCGGTGGCGAGCTGGAAGTGCCGATCGGCACTGTCGTCCAGTCGCCGACTCTCAACGGTCATATCTACCAGTTGGTAACCACCGAGCCGCGCAGCTTTGAAGAGGGCCAGAGCCAGTTGGTCGTGCCGGTCAAGGCCGTGGGAGCGGGCAGCGGCTACAACCTGGCACCGGGTTACTACGCGGTGCTGCCTCAGTCGGTACCGGGCGTTGTCCAGGTGGTCAACAATACCGACTGGCTGCAGACGCCTGGCGCGGATCCCGAGCATGACGACCAGTTGCGTCTGCGCGTGCGCAACCAGTTTTCGGCGGTCAACCAATGGCACACCGATGCGGTGTACCGGGCGATCATCACCGGGTTTCCTGGGGTTGCCGCTGACGGCGTGTATTTTGAACACGGCGCGCCGCGTGGACCAGGCAGTGCCAATGCCTTCGTACTGTTCGACGCAGGCGTGCCCGCCGATACTTTCCTCGAGCAGATCAACACGCATATCCGCGACGGCGGCAACCACGGCCACGGCGACGATCTGCTGGCCATGGCCATGCCTGAAACTCTGCACGCGATCAGCCTCAGGGTCTGGCCGGTGGCCAACCTCACCGTGCTGCAGCTGCAGACGCTGCAGGCCGAGATCGGGCTGTTCATCCGCGCTGCTTTTCGCGAGAGCACCCAGAGTGACTATGCGCCGACCCGCACGTTTCCTCAGTCGCGGTTCAGTTTCAGCCGCCTGACCGAAGAGCTGCACGCCCAGTTTCCGAACATCAGCTCGTTGCGGTTTGCCAACAGCGACATCGTGTCAGCGCTAAATATCCCGCGTATCAGCACCCTGGCAGTGGTCCTGCAATGATCAAGCTCAAACTTCCGTTCTGGCTCGAGGGACTGGAGCTGACCAAGCTGGTGGCCACCGCCCAGCTCTGGTGGGAGCAGGCCACCGAGTGGCTGCGCTGGCCGTACCTGCAGTTCGACGCGGACACGTGCCACCTGTCCATTTTGGAGCTGTGGGCCTGGCAGCGTGATGTCACGCGGTTTCCCGCCGAACCTGAAAGCCTGTTCCGTCTGCGGGTCAAGTACGCCTTTATCAACTCGGTGGACGCCGGCAGCACTGCTGGTTTGAAACGCATCCTGGAGCGCTTGGGCGTCGGCTACGTCGAGATCCAGGAGCGCATGCCCGAACGTGACTGGGACGTCGTGTTGCTCACCCTGAGCGATTCCCAACTGTCCGAGAACCCCGACCTGTTGCGTGTGCTGATCCGTCAGTACGGACGCACCTGCCGCCGGTATGACTTCGTAACCATCACCCCGGTGCGGCTTGCTGTTGCCCTGGTGGATTTCAATGACGATCAGCAAACGCTGGTCGCCAGCCTTTAGGAGCCCTCATGGCTGCAAGTATCACCCTCGCCGGCGAGAAACTGATCGCCCAGAAACAAGCGGACAACCTGCCGCTGACCGTCGCCCGCTTCGTGCTGGCCAACGTGCCCGGCCTCAATGTGAGCGGCCCGGTCAATCGCGCCGGCGTGAAGCCGCCAGCGGCCCAGATCGTCTACACCGCAAACATCACCCAGCAGGGCTATGTGAACCCTAACCAGGTGGTGTACAGCCTCCTGATGGGCACCGATATCGGTGACTTCGACTGGAACTGGATCGGCCTGGAGACCAGCGACGACGTGCTGCTGTCGGTCGCCTACGTGCCGTTGCAACAGAAGCGCAAGAACGTCCTGCCTGACCAGATCGGCAACAACGTGACGCGCAACTTCCTGGTGGTGTTCGACGGTGCCCAGCAGCTGACCGGCATCAAGATCGATGCAAGCACCTGGCAGCACGACTTCACTGTACGCCTCAAAGGCATCGACGAACGCGAGCGGCTGAGCAATCGCGATGTGTTTGGCCGTGCCTGCTTCTTTGATAGCGGTTTGAAGCTGGAGAAAGTCGGTAGCACCTACCAGCTCAAGGCGGGGGTGGCTTATATCGAAGGAATTCGTCTGGAGTCGACAGCCGTCCTGCCGGTCGTCGTGCCGTCGGTGCCCAACAAGGCCTGGCTGGATGTGTCTCTGCAGCGCGATCACAGCGACGTGGTGGGTACGTTCCAAGTGGTGTTTGGCATGGACAAGGTGGATTACAACGACGGTGCCGGCGCACGCCATTACTTGGTGCCGTTGGCCGACTTGCCCACCTCATCGTTGATTACCGATCTGCGCAGCGTCGAGCCGATCATCACTGAACTGATCAAACACCTGGCCTCCCGGGTTGGCGACTATCCCAATCTGCGCGCCCGGGCCACCACTAAAGATGACGTGAAGCTGGACCAGATTCCCAACGCGATCAGCAGTGATCCAACCAGCAACAGTGATCAAGTGTTGGCCACCACCAAAATGGTCGTAGCTGTACGCCAACTGCTCGAGGCCCTGGTCGACACCAAGCTCAACAAAAACGGTGGGAATGTCACGGGTACGATCAACACTACGCAGTCCATCGTGCTCAATAACGGTAGCAATGACTCGCCAGAGGTGCGCTGGGCGACGACGTTACGTACCGTCTTTGCTGATGTGTATAACCATACGTTCCGTATTTTTTCGACAGGCGTACCGGATCCGCTGAACCTGGATCTGGCTAACCAGCGTGCTTATCTGTTTGGCCGCGAGCCGTGGGACACCGGTAACTTCAATCCGGCCCTTAAAGCTGATCTGGCGGGGGCAGCATTTACAGGTCCGGTCAGAGTGCCTTCGTTACCGGCCACGACCAAGGACCAGCAGGCCGCGAACACTGCCTTTGTGCATTCGGTGGTCGCGGCCTTGGTGGACTCGTCGCCGGCGGCCCTCGACACCCTCAAGGAGCTGGCGACGGCCCTGGGCAACGATCCCAACTTTGCCACCAGCATGACCAATGCCCTGGCGGGGAAACTGTCGACCAGCGGCGGCACGGTGGCCGGCCGACTGTACAGCCGCAAAGCAGATGCTCAACTTGGCGTTTGGGGATCTGCGGGTCTGGTTCTCGATTCGGATTTGCACCCAGCCATTACCTTTCATGCCTCTTCGCGTGGTGTGGCGCGGATGCTTGGGCTACAAACTGACAATGAGCTGTATCTGGGCGGATCTGACCCTGGCCAGCCGCAGTACAAGCTGTACCACTCGGGCAACTTCAATCCTGCCGGCAAAGCCAACGTCGCCACCACCCTCGGTGGCTATGGCATCACCGACGCCTATACCGCCAGCCAGTCAGATGGACGTTTTGTGCGGCTCGCGGGTGAAAACGGCTACACCGCATTCAGCCTCGGTCAGGTTCCTTCGCTGGCAGCGGCGGGCGCTTACACCCAAGGCCACGCCCCTCTGGGGATTACGAACGGCAATAACCCGGCCGCTGCAGCAGTGATTACATTTCATCGGGGCGGGTCCTACGGCACGTTCTTTGGTCTGGACACGGACAACCAGTTTGCGTTCGGTGGCTGGTCAGCGGGTAACGCTCGGTACCGTTTTTGGACCGAAGCCAACCGGCCGAAAAACACTGCCTCGGTTGAGGTCAACGGCTGGCACAAAGACGCTGACACCGGTCGCATCGAGCAGTGGGGGCGAGTCACGCTGGTATCGCCGAATGCCGTCGGGTCAGTGGCGGAAGCGGGGATTTATTTTCCGATGTCGTTCCCGGCCGCGTTCCACTCTGTGACGTTCGGCATTGAGGCGGTCGGAGAGACCAGTGAAATTGCCGAGAACCTGGTGGGGTTTCATAGCCCTGGCTTGGGTGCCATGACAGTACGCGTTCAACGCGTTGCCGGCAGTAACCCAAGCAACACCCCCATCACCATCCACTACCGCGTAACGGGGAAATAAATGGAGTTCTTTTACGGTCGCCCGTCGGGCGGGTTTTACAGCAGCGCGAGCCACGGCCCCCGAACCATCACCATTGATGACCCAACCTTCGAACGACCGAAGATCCTGGTCCCGGATCCCGCATACATCGCGGGCGACCAAAGCCAGGAGGAGTCCGTGCCGATGATCGAGATCGATGACCTCGGCGTCCCGGTGCCGCAGATTACCGTCGACAATCCGGAATGCCTGCTGCCCCCGGCGAGCGATCTGATCGAGATCAGCATAGAGCACTACCAATCCTTACTGGAGGCACAGAGCAACGGCATGCGTATCGACCTGGATGACAGTGGTCGACCTGCTGCTATTGCGCCGTTTAGTCCCAGCATCGAGACGCTGCGAGATAATGATCGTTGCTGGCGTGACTATCAGCTCAAACAGACCGATGGGATGGTCAACCGTCACCGTGACGAGCTCGAAGCAGGGCAGGCAACGACGTTGTCGGTGGAACACTACATGGCGCTGCAGGCCTATCGTGGCGCGCTGCGTGATTGGCCGGAGCATTCGTCGTTCCCTTATATTTCAGCCCGCCCATCAGCCCCGACCTGGTTGGTGCTGACATGAGTTGGACCAACATCAAGTTTCGCTGGCCGGCACAAGCCACTCAATGGATGGACCAGATGGCCAGCGCTCGCAATCTCATCCAGGGCGAAATGCTCAGCACTGGGGAACGAGTCTCCAAGCTAGCCGACATCGCGACCACCAGCCCGAGGCTGATCGGCGGCGCCGCACAAGCGGCGATCAGCGCCGGCCGTACCGCCTTGGCGGACCAGTTCGAGAATGTCCCGTCGTGTATCGTCGTGACGCCATTCCAGCACGGTGTAGGGCAGGGCAGCGGTGGTCACCAACGCTTTCTGTCTGCGCCTAACCTACTGCAGCTGCTGGCCGACAAGTTGACTGACACCACCGACGCAGTCCGTCCGCAAGGTCAGCAGAGCGCCCTGGTACTGATATTCCTCGCCACGCGCCTGGACCAGCTCGCCGCGACGCTGGGGCGGTTCAACGTGGTGTTGCCTATGCCTGACCTGGTGCGCGCCGAGCGCCGTGCCGAACACCTGGCCAAGCTGGAAGTGGAAAAATGGATCATGCCGATCGCCGGGCAAATGCCGCTCTGGAGCCAATTGCCGCTGCAGCGGTGCCCGATTACCAAGCTGGCCAGCCAGTCCATGGCTGGTCAACTGGCGGTACTCGAAGGCTATGCCGCCGACAGCTCGCCCATGGCGGACCTTGCAGATCTGCAGGCGCGAAAGAAGGCGCAGGTACAAGAGCGCGAGCAGCAGCTGGCCGATCTGAAAGCCCAGTTCACCAACAGTGCAGACGACGTATCGATACAGTCCAGGATGCTGGGACCGGGTGACGTGGGCCAGCTGCGCCGCGAACTGCTCGAAGGCGAAGCACCGGGCCATGAATGGCCGCTCTGTGCCGGCGCGCTGCTGGTGGGATCTGCAGAGAGCCTGAGCTTTGTTCGGGAGCTGGTGGGCCTATGACGCTGCTACTCAATGGCGAGCAGATCGTCGGCCACCGCATGAAGCTGACGGCCAACCTCAAGATCGAGGCCGACGAGCTGGGCGGCCAGACATCGGCAACCGACAAATCGCACAAGGGATTCAAACCCAAGACGCTGACCGTCGCGCTGACAATCCCCTACAAGGCTCTCGAGGACCTGCGCACGATCATGCGCCTGGCCGAGGCTACTGCAGGCGGTGGCCAGCTCCAAACCTACCGCATCGTCAACGACACGGCCAAGGCCTTTGGTATCCGGCAGGTGACGTTCTCTGATGGGGTCAGCGCCCGCGAGGACGACACACTGGCCCAATGGATCGTCCAGTTCACCCTGAGCGAGAAGCTATCCAATCCGGAGAAGGTCGAGAACCGGCGCGCCGGCAACGGCGTAACGTCGCAGTCAGCACCAGGTGACGGTGTTGTGGGCAGCGGATCGGGCACGCCCGAAGAGCTGACAGGCTTTGAGGAAGTGCTCAAGAAGGTGGACACCTACCTGGGCGGCGCTTCATGAGCATGAAGCTGCACAAAGTGCTGACGATCGGCGGCGCGGTCATGCCGCTAGTCAACGACGATGTCCGGCTGGATCTCAAGAGCCCAGGCCGCGCCACGTTCACGATTAAGGCGGGGGTAACAGTCAAAGGTTTGGTCACGTTTGATATCGGCTACAACGAAGCGGTCCTGCAGCGTCATTTCATTGGCTACGTGGAACGCTGCGCCGCTACCAACGGCATCGAGCAGGTGGTGCTGTGTCGTGAGTTAGCCGCGGTGCTGGCCAACCCGTTGCCCATGAACCTGCGCCACGTGGATCTGCGCGCTGTGCTGGCCGATATCGGCGGCAAGACCGGCCTGCGTTTCCGGGTTCCAGATCAGGCCTACACACGCGTCAAGACGCCGTTTTTCTACAATCTGGCCGCTGGATACCAAGCGCTGGACAGCATGGCGCGGGTGTTCGGCATCACGGACTTTATCTGGCAGCAACAGGGTGACGGCGAGATCTACGTCGGTGCTTGGGCTGACAGTTTCTTCGGCGCTCGGTCGCCGTTGCAGTTGCCGGTTAACCTTTTCGACGGTTACCAGGGCAGCCAGAGCGCGATGATTGCGGCCTTACCAGGCCTGCGACCAGGCGTATCGATCAACCAGGGCGAGCGGATCACGAACGTGACGCTGGCCGGCACACAGATGGCTATCAAATGGACGACGCAATCAAGCGCAGCGTAGAGCGCCAATTTCCTGAACTCACCGGGGGCTATCACTTGCCGCGCTTCGCCAAGGTCGTGGCCGTGGCTGATGCGCCGGCCAGCGCCGGACTGTGTGACGACTTCCGACCACGCTTCTCGGTCGACCTGCAGGTGATGGGGCCGGACGGCGAGATCGATACAGCATTGCCGGTACTGGCCGGCGTGCCGCTGCCCATGCCGGTGGGTGGTGATGAAATGGGGTTTTTCGCCTTTCCGGAGGAGGGCACCAGCGTAGTGGTGTGTTTCGCCTACGGCCTTCCGCATAAGCCTTACATTCAGACGATCCTTCCGCACGGCCTGACACTACCGAAGGTGCCCAAGGGCGACCAGGTGTGGCAGCACAGTGACACCGTGCAGCAGCGCGTCGACGCGGACGGTAACTGGCTGCGCAAGACTGACGGCAAGATCCAGGACCAGGCGATCGAGCGCGAAGTCGACGCCATGAGCAACGCCGAGCGCTTCCAGAGTCACACAAGGACGGTGGATGACCATTCGACCGAGTCAGTGGGTGGGGTGAAGAAGATCGAGGCTCTGGGCGCGCTCAAGCTGTTGTCAGGGGGATCTGCGAGCCTGGCGGCAGTGGACGATTTGCACCAGGCAACCGGTCGTGACCTGAACCTGGTGGTCGGACAGAAGCATAACGCTACGGTGGGTGGCGACATGGTGGAAAGGATTCAGGGATTGCGAAAAAGCATCACCAGCGAGAGTCAGCATCTGCAGGCTCCTAAAAACTGGGTCGGCTCTGAGGCAGTGAACATCTTTCAGGTCGTGTGTGATCTGCTTGATCTAGTCCAGGAGATGAATGCCCAGCTTGCTGCCCATACTCATGGAGTATCGCCAGTCCCAAACAACGAATCCACTTTTACAGTTGGCGCAACCAGGGCGACGCTGTTAGCCAATAAATTAAAGTTGGTTACAGCTTGAAACTAAGTTGGCTTTGTATTTGGGCTGTCAGTCCTCCTTTGTTATTGCTTAATAAGTAGGGGCTTATGATGGGGTGCTAAGTACTAATTTGGGCAGTGTTCCTTCGGGCCAGTCCAACGGAACGTATTCAAGGTTCGTGTAAATATATCTTGAAGAACTGCCATGGACTGAGGTGTGATAGAAACATCACCAAATGATCCGTTTGCCATGGTATACCCATACGATGAACCAGTGAGGTTGTTTAACACTAACCCGTTACCAAGGCTCACTATCCCCCCTGGCCCAGTATCAAAAGGCTTTAGATTCATAGTTTTATTGTTTCGTCCTAGTCCACGTAATCTGTCCTCCATATGATGCGCAGAGTTCCGGACTTCTCGAAGGTGCGGAAATACTTCAGTAATTTCCTCATGGAGGTTGGAGATTTCTTCGGGAATGTTCTCAATTTTTGATATGACACCCAAAAGCTTTTCAAATGAATCAAGAGCGTAAACAAAGGTTTGTGCGTAGATGAAGGGTAATTGATAGTCAAATTCTTTAGGTAACTCTCCAGCGGCCCAGTGCTCTCTCTTTACGATTGTTTGGGCCTGAAAGTAAATATCTTGATATTTATCGCGATCATAATTGAATGTTCTGTCCTGAGTCGTCGAACTCACAAGATCGCTAACTCGAGTGCGGTCCGCTTGCCACTGAGCTTTTACTGTCTGAAAATCCCGTTCAGATTGTGTCGTTTGATCAAACAGAATAAGAGCGCAGTTCGCCTTAAAGAATTCTGAGCGAAGACCACGTAAAAGATTTTCGACATTCCGACACCAGTCTCTGTCTGCATAATCCAAAGACATCCCCGGGACAGTTATCTCAAATATATTCATGTTTTGTACCTAAAAAAGACGCCTTGAATGTGTTGGGTGCCTAGTTTTTATGTAGGAGTATGCGCATAACCTGTTTGTGTCGATATTTCGCATCACTGATGCCTGCACCACCATGACTGAGCGTAGGCACAGCCGTCGACGTATTCAATCCCACTCAAAACGAAGCCATTGTGAGCCATCGTAGCCAGTGTGACGTCTAGCAGATCCGGTAAGCGCTTGCCCTCTTTGTGCTTACCTGCATCAAGCCAGGCAATATTGGAATACCTGCCGAGGTATTCACAGTGGGCCGATCTGACGATGACGTTGCCCTTGATAGCCTCGTAGCAATCCCTTTCCTTTGGTTTCAGTGCCACACCTTCGCGCCTCATTGGAACGACCAGGACATGCATCACGAACCACCATCTAGTGCCGGAAGGTCCAACTGAGCCTCAATCGCATAGGCTAAAGCACCGTCAGCGAGCTCCAGCATGTCACTGAACTCTTCTGGACTGACGATCTGCAAGCTATGTAGCTCGCCCGCACACTTGATCAAAATCTTGTGGTGGACGCCTGGAGTTGCAAGCAATGCTGTGCTGTCGTGGAGCAGAGCAGCCCATTTCGCCACTGCTGCTTTCTTCTCCGTGATCGAGGTGGTCATGGGTGTACACTCTCAAAAATACTGTATGTACAAACAGTATGTTCATGTACGATACTTTTCCAGCGCTTTCCGATGAAATGACTGAGTGCACTCAGAAAATCATGGACGACAAAATTTGCTCAGGAATAAAAAAACCTCGGGAAAAGCACTTATCCCCCTCCCGCCGACAGGCTTTGCGTCCTTTTTTTGTGCAAACCAAGATGCGATGAAAGCAATACTCCAACCCAGGCCGGCTGTGGGGTTGCTCAGGGCAGTGGCAATTGCACAACGTGCAAGGTTATGAAGAAAAATGTCATCGCCTTGCACAACGAGCGACAAGGCCTCGCCAGAGGGGAGAATCCTCGAAGGCCCAGCCAGACTGGGTTAAAAATTGGAAAACCGAGGAAGGGGGCCGTTTTCTAAGTCGACACTGGTCCTAAAACTGTGCATCAGGGGTGCGCTGGTTAGATCCGGTGCGGCCTCTACAGGCTAAGCGGGGCTTGGGCTGCAGTCGTATCGGCCACGTTTCCCAAGTTGCATTCGATTGCATCGGAGCTGCGAAGGTGGGGAAGATCCGTATTGCGAGCTATTCGAGCGAATTCAGCTTCTACCATCGGTATCAGCAACTGACTTAAGGCACTGTGCAGTGCTTCGGCTTGCTTCTGATCAAGTCGTTTGACGGTGCCAGTCACACCGCTCGCACAGCAAACGCTCTCTGGAGCGATGCGGAGCATGTCCAGTACCCCATCTATGTAGCCGCGCAGATATTCGGCACGGTTGAACAACACCAAGCTCGCGGGCCCCTCCTGATAATCCCAGTGAACCTCCCATTGGCCACCCTTCTTGATTATCTCGATTTGTGGAATAGGGGCGCGGGTACTGGGTTTCGGCATGGGTTCTCCGGTCAGCGATGTGAGGCGAGGTTGGTTTGGAGGGGAATTCCAGGCGGGCTACTGAAAACATTTTTCAGGTATACCCCCTCCTGACGCGTAAGTGGTGTAAGTGAGCGAGAAAAAGCCCTGAACCCCCCGCAATCATTGGGGATCCTCACTTACAGTCGAGTCGTCAAAAAGTGTAAGTGAGAGAAAGTGGTAAAAAATATCCTTTAAAATCAGTGACTTACAGTCATGCTCACTTACAGTCACAAACTGTCCTGCGCTTACGCCTTTCTGACAGTCCGCTTACGGTTAGATTTGCATGCTAACGCATTGATATATAAGGCTTTTAGAGAGATTAAAAATCTCACTTACACTTCTGACGCACTTTTTAGGTATGCACCGGAAAATTTTTCCCCGTGTGTAGGGTGTGTGGCAGACATGTGTGCACACATCCTCGTGAAGCTCAATTTATGAGGCTATCACTACCCGTAACCGATCGAATTCAGGATGCCCGCTGGCCCTGGTGCGCACCGTTCTGGACGGCTTATTACGTGCGTTGTTACGTGCGGGACAAAAAACAAGGGCCTGCATCGCTGCAAGCCCTTGATTTATATGGTGCCGGCACCAGGAGTCGAACCCGGGACCTAC